TATCGCCGCGATTATCGTTAACGATAGTTTCATTTTCTTTTATCTCTGTTCATCTTGGAAAGCATCATAAATATCGAAACCCATGCGGCGACGATTGCGCTAAAGGATGCCAAGATTCGGAACCAAATATCTAACTCAGGTAACATAGAAATCATTACTGCAAACACGCTGTATATCGTGCCAATATATCCTGTTCCAGTTGATAATCCGTTGTCAGAGTTCATAGGTTGTTAGGTATAAATGCCGCTTGCCTTGAGCAAACGATGATTGTGCTTGAGTAAGTGATCTGAGCATACGCAAAAACATATTTTGTGCCATCAGAATATGGGAATTGTGCGCTCCATGTTCCGTCACCATTGTTTGTTGTTGTTGCAGGAAACCATGTCCGCCCCATTGGATCGGCTGTAATTAGTGCGTAATAAATTTGAATTGCTGTAACATCGGCAGGAGTAGATGGAGCTACAGTTACTTTGGCGATTCCCGGCAAAACGATACTTGGAATAGTATTCGGATTTTCCGGCCAAACAATCGGTAATCCTTTGAGATGTTTATCAAACCAAAGCTGAACATCCTGCTCAAATCCAGAAATGTCATGCGAAGCATTGACCTTGAACGCATAGCTGCCTTTTACTGGAGATAGTTCAAAGTTTCTAAATCCCCTATCAAATTGCCCGTGGAAGTCATTCGTAGACATCATCCACAGCATAGGGTTCCTAGCGTATTTTGCGTATGCTTGAGACTCCAGCGTTGAGATGTAAAGATTGTTTCCTTCAGTAAATGCAGGCTCAGAGTATGGAATACTGTAAGGCCAGACTGAATTTGTCTTCCAATAGTGAATCCACCCATTCCCATATTGAGCAACACAACATTTAATATCTGGCTCGATATTCATGTTGTATGCCATTTGCCCACCCCAACTATTCCCAAGGAAGCCAATCTTTGAGATATTGATGTCAGATGTCAGCGACTTGGTATATGCAAGAACCCTGCGCGGGATAGCATACCAATAATACATATCCTGATTGCGGACATCTTGAATTGTTGCTACAGATGCTTGGCTTGCGTAGTTCGCATTTGGGTTAGTTACTTGGTTCAGTTGATTCAACGCCGCTGGGTAAAGCGTCATCAATGTCGCTGGATAGCTATACGCTCCATTGAATGTTCCGCGCCAGTCGTATTGAACTACTGCATAATCAAGGTTTGCGTAGTTCGTAAAGTCTCCAACGCTGGCTCCCCATCCGTTTGAGAAGATAAAAGATGGTGCTGTGCCTAGACCGCGAAGGGAATCTTTGATCTGATACTTTACATACACACGAATGAGATACCCGTTGATCGGCATATCAATCAGAGAATTCTGTGTGTAGATTCCTCCAGATACAGACGAGCTTAAAATCGTTTCGTTGAATGCGCCTACATTTGGATTGTAGTTATTGTATAGAGAGCCGACATCCCAAATGCTTAATGGGTTTGGAACTACTGGATCATTGTCGCTGGTTTTATACCAACTACCTTCCGAGTAGTATGCCATAGTTTGGTTGTTGACGCCTTGCTTCTCGTATCCTTGACCATCTGATACATACGCCATTTTCCCATTGTGGGATACAAGCGGGAGTTGATCTACTCTTCCTTCAACTTGGTTGAGTTCTTCAAATCCAGCCGCGATTTCGTTATTGATTAGCGCGTTTTGCTGCGCCTCGCTCAATGCAGAAAAGCAGGCATAAGAAATCGGATTTTCGTTTCCGATTGCATTGGCTATTTCGAGATAACTAGAATACCTCTTGCCCTTTTCATTCCAGTCGTCTTCGCAGCCAAGATTAGTCATTATCGTTAACGATAGAGTTAGGATTTACTGGAAGTGACGCGAAGTCTACCTCATCAACTAGTTTAGCAATTGTTCCAAATGGAGGATTCCATTTTTCTGTATCTCCATCCCAAACGACTGTATTTACCAGCCATCCGCCTTGCTCGTCGAGGATTGCGTATTTGTTCATATTAGAAGTATGTTGTTACAATGATGATTCCGTTAGCTCCAGTCCCGCCAGCACCAGAAGAGTATGTGAGTCCGCTTGTGCCGGGATACCATCCGCAGCAGCCACCGCCGCCTCCTCCACCGCCATAGAGTCCGCCATTTCCGCCGGGGCCACCATTGCCTGTGGCGTGGCCTGCGCCACCACCACCGCCGCCTCCTGCGTGGATGTTCGATCCCATTGTAGTTCCATTTGATCCAGCAGCACCAATTGTTGCTCCTCCAGCAGCCTGCCCTCCGATTGGATTATTACCAAGAACCCATTGGCCGTTTCCGCCAGCATACCAAGTTCCAGTAGTATTGCATCCGCCACCACCGCCTCCACCAGCACCAGAAATAAATGTAGCACCTCCGGGGCCTCCATTGGCAGCAGTTCCGCCATTTCCTCCACCACCACCCGGATTTACGGCCCTTCCATTTGATGATCCGCCAGTTCCGCCAGCAGCACCTGCTCCGCCACCCCCACCTCCAGCGTAGACCCAAGGATTAAATGTATTTCCAGCAACTGCTCCAAAGCTGGAGTCTCCACCATTTGTTCCAGCTAAACCAGAAGCATTCGGTGTATTTACTGATGCGCCACCAGCCCCGCCTGCGCCAACAGTTACAGTTTCTGTAGCGGCTAGATCGGATGCGCGGAGTTGTGTCCTAAAGTTAAATCCTCCTCCTGCTCCACCGCCACCGCCGTTTTGTCCAGCGTTGACGCGCCCAGAGCCACCACCGCCACCACCCGCGATACAAAGAACATCTACGGATTTAGCTCCAGCGGGTTTAGTCCAAGTTCCAGAAGATGTGAATACTTGAACATCAGTTGAGGCTGATGGGCCAGTTGCAGAAATAGTTCCAGCGGTAAAGGAAAGTCCAGTTCCGACTGTGATTTCTTCTACCGCTCCAGTTCCAGCAGTAGTCCTTCCAAGAATCTTGTTTGTCCCTTGTGCTAACTTGCTAACAGCAATAGCAGCAGTCGCGCTTACATCGTCATCTGTAATTGTTCCGTTGGCAATCATAGTGCCAGTTACCGTTCCTGTATCAGCAGCGGTAATAGCTGTTCCTGCGATCTTTGTTTTATCAATCGCAGCAGAGGCGGAAACATCTGCGTTTACGATGAGGCTAGCTGGGCTTTGATAAACTCCGTTGATTACCTTTACAACGCCAGTTCCAGTAACGGATGGAAGAGTTGTGTGCGTATGGGAAGGATAGCCATTCCCGAAATGCAGCGTCAGCGTGTTGTTGTTTTGATGCGCCCGTCCGTAGATGTAGACTACGATACGATCAGTAGCTAAAAGCGTAGTCTGAGGCATTACAACCGACGAGATATATTGTGTGATCTCGGTTGGATCGTAGATGTAGGTATCGTTCGATGTCGCAATCAATGTCGGAGCATTTACCCCGTCATACTTTAGAACTTCGATCTTGAAATAGATTTGGTTGGCAGAATTGGTAGAAGTAGATTCCGCGAAGATGTTGAAGTCCCAAATGCCAGCAGGGATTGAATCCGAGCTAGGGACATTGAGATCGGTAACGAATGATCCTAAAAAGTCGTAACTTGCAGTAGATAGGGTAGCAGATGTATACGAGGTCGGAGTTGTGTTGAAAGTCAGACCAAGTTCCTTTGTCGTATTCGGAGTTTGCGGGATATTTACAATCGGAGCATCAGCGGCAGTTCCGAAGTTCAGATAGTAGAACACTCCACCGCCACCAGAACCTCCAGTTGGGATTGCTCCGGGAACCCAGTTGGTTCCATCAAACTGAAGCACCTGTCCAGCGTAGGGAGTCGCTGTGCTAATCGGATAACCTTGCAACCCGTCTACGGTTGGATTCGGGTAAGTTCCATTCAAGTCGCCACCAGCAGCACCTCCGGGAGCCATTGTGGCGGGAACCCATTGCGTTCCGTTGTATTGATAAACTTGTCCAGCGGTTGGAGCAGTCGAGCTAATCGCCCTTCCTTGCAATCCATCGACAGTAGGGTTTGGGTAGGTTCCAGCAAGATCACCGCCAGCGGGGCCAGTCGGGCTTCCGCCTCCACCGCCACCACCAGCTTGTGCAGCTAGATAGATTTCGTATAGCTGTCCATCAAGTGTCTTTTCAGAGAAGCATTCTTTCGTGTCCATAGTTTATGTCGGCCAAGCCTGTAGTATGTGATAGAGTTGATAGTCTAGTGGTAGGTTAACGAAGCAGTCTCTCGATGGCAGTTCGTATCCGCTGTAATGAGACAACATAATTAGTATGTTGTAAAGCTGATCGTCAGTAGTTTTATTGATAAAGCATTCTCTGCTGATTGGCTCTGGTGGTGGCACGGGTGGTTCTCCTGCTAATAGTCCTTGGATTCCAATTAGAAGTGTAGTTTGGTTTGCGATCAGTCCTTGAGTTCCAGCCAGCAGAGAGTTTATCATTACCTAGTAACAGTTGTCGTTGTCACTCCATCTCCTGTAATTGTTTGCGAGATAGCTCCAGCAGTTCTTGCTGTTGGCGTCACATTCAATGGGCTTCCAGTCTTGAGTCCGTGGATCAAGTGCGTTTCTGTGATCTCTGTAAGTTCTGGTGTAAGCTCCGTGCGTATGTCATTTGGGATTGCCGCAAGTTGCGTATCAAGATTAGCTGAAGCAAGACCAATCGCAGACCTAATATCTGAAGCGGTAAGCGCAGCGGTTCCAACTGTAGCATCGACTGGAACTCCAACAGCAACAGATGCGGCTGGAGGAACAGCGCAAGTTCCAGTTAAGGCTCCGCCAATTCCAAATGTAATTCCAGAGCGAACATTACTTGCAGTAGGAAAGTTTGTCGCATTGTCTGGAGTAACAAGATTCCTAGTAGAAAGAAGATTATTAGTAGGAACTGTGATATAGGTATTGTTATTAAGAGAAGCTGCCCATCTCCACGATAGACATCCAATCGGATTAACACCAAAGGTCGTTGAAGAAATAAATGGCCCAGTTAAAAGAGTAACTTGCGCTCGATTTGAGCCTCCAACACCAGAACCAAATTCACTAGCCGTAATTGTTCCAACAATAGTCATTGTTCCAGCAGTTACATTTATCGCGCCATACGCACCAACTCCACTTCCTGCTGTTAAATTTCCTGTAACATTAAGAATTCCAGTTGAGTTATTATTTGCTCCTACTGCGCCATTTGCTAAAGTTGATCCTCCGCTACTACCAAAACAATTTCCTGTAATCGTTAAAGTTCCTGTAGAATTATTATTTGCTCCGAAGGAAGTAAAGACACTTCCTCCTGTGCAATTGCCAGTAATTGTTAGCGTTCCTGTAGAGGTATTACTTACTCCATGACCACCAGAGATGCTTCCTCCTGTGCAGTTTCCAACAATACTAGCAGTATTTGGACTTGCGCCAGCAAATGTAACACAAGCAGTTGCTACTGATCCAGCGAATACATTTGCTGTAAGTGTCACGCTATTAGCAAGTGTAAATGATCCTCCTGCGGTAGCTCCACCAGTCGTATCATTGCGAACTTCTAAACAAGTAGAGCTAACATTTACTGTAACAGTCCTGTTATTTGCCATCGCAATATCTCCTGCAATCGGAGGGCCAGACCCCGGTGCGCCTGCTGGAGTCGTTGACCAAGTAGCAGTATCATTAAAGTTTCCAGAAGCTACTGCAAAGTATGTTGCCATTTTTAGAGTCCTTTTTCGTTAATGTATGTTTGCAATGCTTGTTTTATTGTAGCTACAGCAGTTTGAGTAATAGTATCGTCGCCTTCAAGAGTCCCTAGCGCGATGTCTTTTATCTCAAATTCTGTAGTCTCTACTTGTCCATCCGCAACCCTAGTTGGAATAAGTCGCATTGCGATATTTGCATCTTCAGTTCCATCTCCCTTATAGAAGCTGGTAACAGCAAGATTCATTGAGTAAAGGTCGTATACTTTCCCGTCGATTACGATTGGTTGAGATGGAGTCATTCTAAAATTGGTTTAGAGCAGAATGCTGCTCTGTTATCGTTAACGATAATGATAATTAGGCAGGGAGGGATTCACCTCCCCACCTAATTAGATTTTTTACCAGTAGACGCCGATGGCGTAGGCGTTCACTTTAAGTGCGCCAACTCGTCCAGCGGTATCAGCACCAGAAACCACATCAGCACCAGCGTTCTCGTAGGTGAAGGTGGTCGTATCCACAACGGTCACGCAAGCGTCTACAGCGTTGAAGCTGGAATCAGTCATCGAAGCGATTGTGATTTGGTCGCCAGTAGTGAAGCCGTGAGCAGCACCAGTCACGATGGTAGCAACACCATTTGTGCGAGCGCGGGTGGCAGTAGCTTGACCAGCACCAACGACAACCTTCTCAAGAGTGAGGGTGTCGGTTCCGCTGACAGTCGGGACAGGGTTGGAAACGAGCGCAAGGTAATTGGCTCCACCAACATTGTCGAGGGCATCGGTAATGGTGAGTGTCGAGGTAATCGCAGAGGTTCCATCGGTGGCGCGAACTTGAGGATCGGTGGCCGTGGTTCCTTTGGCGTATACAGTTTCGAGGATAACGCTCTGGACGAGGAAACGGGTGTCTTGATCGTTGAGACGAACGAGGACAGCGTTGCCAGCTTCCAAGAGGTTGATGGTTTGAGGGCCGAACATAGCGACCCGATCAGGAGTATAAGGGCGTCGATTAGACATATTATTTAATTAGTTTTTTGTTAGAGTGCAAAAGCAGACGCAAGAGCCTCGTTGACGAGATTCAGTTGTGCGTCTTCAGTTAGTTGCTCAAAGCAGTTTTGTGTTACGGGAGATTCGTATCCAGCAATCGTCGCAAGCGAGATGTAGAACTGGTAGAGTTTACCAGCGTCATTCATTTCGCTGTAGCATCCGAGGCCAACTGGAGTAATACCAGCGGCGCTCGCAAGCGTGAGAACGAATTGATAGGAGCGATCTGCGTAACTAAGGTCTGTGAAGCAAGCCATTTGATTTTCCTTTCCCCCATTGAGGAGCGGGTTTCCCCGCCCCTCGCATGGGGATTACGGGTTAGGGAGCAACGATGTCGCCAACGCCTTCGCAGGAGTAGCAATCAGGGTTCGTGCTGCAAGCGGTGTAAGTGTTCAGTTCGCAGCAGGATCCGTAAAGGTTACGGGCTTTCGGCATACGATGCAGGAACACATGGATAAGGGTCGGGTCTTTGACCTGTGCGGCAAGGCGGAACTGGGCTTGATAGAAGCCCGATTTGCGCCAGCGGTTGCACTCCCAATCTGGGTTCTTCCATTCCCAATCGCCAGCGTAGTTCTGGGTCATTTGTTGGGCTTGGCCGTATCCAGTCGAGGAAGGCATCGTCCACTTGGTCATCGCTTTGTTCACCATCGCGGCAGAGATCGCAAAGTCAGCGTTCTGGTAGTCGCGGTTAGGGATATACGAGCAGCCGTTTTCTTGAGCGACCTTCACATAGCGAGGAACGCGAACGAGGCGAGGCCATGTGGAGGCATCGCTGGCGTTGAACGCAGGAAGCGTAGCATTGAATGCGCTGTCGGCATTGAAGCGGAGCGAGTTGATGTCGTAACCGAAAGCGTAGTCGCCGATGATGCGGTTCACGCCCAGCTTGAGGCTGGTAAGGCGGCTGTCGAAGTCGGTGTTAGCATCCCAGTAACCATTGTTGCGCTTGGCTTGGAAGTAGAGACCACGGCCAACGCGAGGATCAGGGATAACGATGTCGAGGAGAGGCATTCCAGCGGCCTCAGAGAGGTCGAGGCGGAAAGCGTCATCTTCGTTTTGGAGTTCGACGAGCGCGTCGTCGAGCATATCCAACGAGAGGTAAGCGATCTTGTTCAGATCAGCAGCGGCGACTTTGACACGGATGTGGCAGAGGTCGTAACCAGACTCATTGTTGGTGGTATGCTCAGGGATGAACCAAGCGGCGTCATCGAGGAGTCCGCAGTAGACACCATCATCGTTAACGATACCGACCCACTTGTGGCCTGCACCGCCGATGTAGTTGGCGCGGAGGAATTCCTCATGGACATTCTTGGTGATGCGAGCGTTCGACTCCTCGAACTGAAGGATTTCTTCAGCGGGGAAGAGACGATAGAGCAAGCTCTCAACGCAAATCCAGTCCGTGGTCATCTCTTTGCGGAGAAGCTCGAAAGTGTAGCTCTCCGTGCCGGGGCGTTGGATGACTTCGGGTTTGCTGTCGCAGGAATCCGTGTTGCAGTAGGTGTCAACGATCTTGCGGAACGGGCTGCAAGGATCATAGAAACCACGGCCAAAGCGGAAGCCTTTTTGCTCGGTGGTGTGATTGAGGGGCCATGCTTGCTCCTCGAAACGGGTGAAGTAAGTGCTGTTAGTGACGAGCTTCTTCACATAAAGGTCGTTGAAATATTCACGGCCTTCGCGGAAAAAGCTATCAATCTCAGCACACGAATTAAAATACAATTGCTCTGACATCTGATTGATTTAGTTAGTTTTAGTTTTGTTGTTTGGTTTGGTTTTAGCATCCACAAGAAACTCGAAAATTCCAAAGCGAATGCTTTTTATTTTCGAGCTGGATTCAACCCTCGGTGTCTTTTCAGACCAGTCCAGAATACCGTTTGTTTGAGAGATCGGTGACTCTCCAAGCTGGGTGCGCTTGAATCCCTAACGGCTCACGCCTTCGGATTTCCCATTTCGCTGCGAAAAGTAATCGGTAAAGAAAACCTGTCAAATCTTTTTTTAATAAAAATAAAAAGGGGAAGTATGGTGCAGTTCCACACTTCCCCTTTCAGCTTTGTTGGATCAGGGCTACGCGCTCGCAAGATTACGGCCAGATGGCGAGAATCTCGCCAGCTTTGCCGCCAGTCCCTCAGTCACATTCATCCGCCGTTGCTGAGATTCTGAAACGCGAGGAGTCGAGTCTACACGCGAAGCTCCTTTGAGCTTTCCGATGTAGTCATCTTTCTCCTTCACCATTTCTTGAAGTGCCTTCACTTGAGCTTGGAGCTTCTTGTAAGCCCGACCTTGGTTGATGAGTCGGTTCATTTCATCTACAGATGCTTCCTCGCTCGATTGCTGGGTGGCAATAAGTGCAATGGCATCATCTTTCGATGTGTCGTATTTGATTCCCTTTTCTTTCATGTAGGCCGCGATGTCATCAGAGATGCTGGACTCTTGCTCAATCTCTGCTGCTTGCTGTTTGTAGCTATCGTGCCATGTATTGATGAATTTATTTCGGGCTTCCTGCTCCTTGCGCTTTGCGGCGTTTTGGATTTCAGTCTTTGTCTGCTGATAGTTGATCAATGCTTCAGAGTGGCGTTCCGTGGCATCAAGGTAATCTTTGATGTAATCAGCGAACCTTACTTGCTTGAATGTTCCCAAGCTGTTCGTGATTTCCTCGAAAGCCTCATCGCGCTCGCGGATGGATGCCTGCCTGTCATCTTCGTTCGTGTGATGGTAGACTGCTCCGTTTGCCGCGATTGCCCTATGAAACAATGATTGGAGTGCGCTGTCGTTTCCGACAATCTCCCGCGCCGAGTTATAGCTTTGCTTGATCGGCTCAAAGTATTGCTTTTGGAAATCGGGATTGCTGGTCAGATCATGGAAGTCCAGCTTGCCGCGAAGGTCAGCAATCTCTTTGGATAGGTTAGCTTCCAGTTCAGCTTTCTCCTCGTTCGCTTTATTAAGCTGGGATTGATAATGGTTAGCCTCTGCTGTGGTAGATGAGTTCTGAACCAATGCCTCAAGCTCCGCAATTTTCTGCGTATACTTAGGAACCTCGTCCTTCTTGAACTTCTCCAACTCTTCTTTGAGTCGGCGGTTCTCCTCGATCTGCTTTTGAACAAACCCAGATTTCTTGATGTTCAAATCTTTCTTAGGCTCGTTATCGTTAACGATAACTTCAGACTCATCTTCCATTGGCTCTTCTTCAGATTGGCGCATACCAATCATTGGGTCGCCGACATTGGTTCCGCTTGGCTTGCCGTCATCGGCTTGCTGTTTGCTGAACTTGGCAAGGAAGTCCTTAGTGTTCCCTTTGATAGGAACCTCTGGCTTGCTTGTTAGGTCTTTGATGATTTCTGCTGTGGTTTGTTCACTCATAAGTCTTGTAGATCAGGGTCTGATATTGCGTTTTCTTCAACATGGATGGTTGGTTTTTTGGTTTTCTTGAATTGGGTAGGTGTATCCTCTCCAATTGTATTTATCCTGTTGAAGATGTCCCTTGCTGTATCAATTCCGCTCGATGGTTGAGCGGTCATTAGCAGGTAGGTTTGTAGCGTAGCCCAATCCTCATGGTTGGCTATGCTTGCACAGAGGCTTTTGATTTTATCGGTTTTCATTGTTTAGGTTGCGGAGGAGTCTGTGGCTTCTGCTCTTCAGTTTCCATTTCAGTCTCTTCCATCTCAACTTCTTCGCCGGGAGTCTCGATCTCTTCTTCCTCTGTTTCTACCTCCTCGACTTCTTCCTCTTCTTCCATCTCTGGAGCTTCGGGAGCCTGTTGCATAGGCTGGGCTTTGCCCATTGTCTTTTGAATCTCGGCGCGAGCCTTGGCCTTCTGTAGCGCGAGTTGAGTAATACCCTGCTGTTTGCGTTGCTCTGTGCGCTGGGCGTGACTGACAGATGCCTTGCCGATAGAGATGTCTGCGAGCTTCTGCTTGGTGTCGATCTCGATACCAGACTTGGCCGCGAGGTATTGGAGCTTGATGTCTTCTTCGGACATTCCCTTGCCTTGAGCCTGCTGTTCGCTCTGGAGCATTTCTTGGTAAACAGAATTGATCTCGTCGCCCATTTTTCCAGCTTGACCCATGCCTTCCATGAATTGCTTGAGGAAGTCTTGCTTGGATTGGTCTTTGGCGATGAACTCCACATGGGCCATGATGTGACCGCCCTTGAACTGGATGGAGCGGACAACCTTGGCGAGTTCGTTGACATCCGCCGCACCAGCTTGGATCGCTTCCATGTTGGTTTGAATCTGCAACATGAGGTCTTGGAAGTGACCAGTAGCGTGTTCGATGTGCGGGTCGGTTGGCAATACTGGGAAGTTCGCGGGATTGACGAACACATCCGTCATGCCTGCGTTCTCGAAACCAATGATACGGGCAGTATCATCAATCTTGCTCATCTTCGTATTGCGATACCTAGCTACATTGTCCCGCCCCGCCAAAGCTGCGATGGCGTCTTTAACGGCATTCTCTTGTCCTTCGTTGGCTGGAGTGATGCTAGTAAGCGATACAAGTTTCTCCGCTGTGATGAGCTTGAAGCTAGGGCTTCCTGCTCCGTTGATAAGGTTGCTTCGGATGCTTGTGATGTTCTTCCAAGCGGCAGCTTCTTTAGGAGTTCCAAGTTCCTCAAGAATTTCGTAGAATTTTTTGACATACTCGTATCCCTCGTCATTGCGAGTTGAGGATACAAATCGGCGGTATAGTTCGCGGAAGTATAGAGTTTCGCACTCGTTGAAACGCCTGATTTGAGTTCCAGAAAGTTTTGCCGACTCCGCCGCATCGAGTTCCGCTTCACCTTTAGTGCGTTGCGCTCCTCCTGCTGTTGGTGCATTGATGCGATACTGGCCGAGGCCGCGATAGAGATCGCCCATGTAGAACTGCATGAATTGCATTCCCTCTGCGACTGGCATCTGGAACCTGTTCTGCGTGAACTTGGCTCCATCTGGCATAACGCTGATCGGAAGCCATTCCATCTGCTTGAGCATCTTGGTTGAGTCTGGCGAGCCGCCATCCAACAGAAGCATTGAGTTCAAACGAACGGCATCCACAAGCCCGTTCATCGTGAAGTCATACTGGCGACAAGCTACGAACGCCGCTTCCGCTTGGGACTTGATGTCATGGAATAATCCGCTACCCACCGAGTCGGTGAGCATATAGAGGATTTCATCCCACTTGTCGAAAAGCCCGATATTAAGTTGGAGGAAACCATGCTGGTCACGGACAACCGCTTCGCTGACTTTTTCGCTGCCTTTGACATACTGGTTGATGTATTGGCTGATTGGGTTGTAGTCTTGGAGGATGACTGCTTTTGAGATTTTGCCGTCGAACTCCCTCCAGTAGATTTCGTAGAGGTCGATCTTTTGGTTGACCGAGAGTGACCAATTGAACCCGCTTTCCGAGATCGTGCGGAAGAAGTCTTCCCGCGTTTTGTTGTGTTCCGAGAATGCTTTGTGGAACCTGATGGCGTCGATGACTGCATCAACATTCCACCCAAGGTCTTCGGCGGCAGATCGGTTCTCGATGATCTTGTAGAGTTGATACGGGGTGAGTCGAACTCGCCGCACAAATTCTTCCAGATTCGAGAAATCAACCTTGATGTCATCAGGGAACAAGAGGTCAGAAAGCGGAACATATTCTGGCATCCAGCCAAGAGGGCTGTGCCACATTCCGATGCCTTTTCCGTAGAGTAGCATCGACTCAAGTTCTTGTTCTTTGTTGTAGAGATACCCCGGCCATTCGCGGATCGCTTTGTCGAACGCGAGCGTAATGTTTTCCGTGTGGACGAGTCTTTCTTTTTCATTGCCATATTTTGTTTCGATTGAGGCGCAGGCTTGCCGCTCCGTAATTACATCGTAGTAGCTGGACTTCTGGTTGTTTACGATGAACTCCATCTGCCCCCAGTTCACATCGGCCTGCCATGGTAACTTCTTCTCTGCTAGTTTACTATAACCTGTAGGCGGAAACCTCTTGTAGCTTTTGTATACCCTAATGCGTTTATTCTCTCGGCCAACATTTGACAGGGCGAGATTGTTCGCAATATTCCAAGCGTGGTTCGCTGATGAAATCCTAGTATCTGGGACTTCACCATCTGGGCCGAGAGTTAAAAGTGAAAAATTGTCTGATCCGACTGAGATAGGCATAATGAGTTATCGTTAACGATAGAGTTATTTGTTGAACATTCTGTTTAACGCTTGTCGGCGTTGCCTGCAACTAGAGCATCCCTTTGCCTTCTGTTCAAGTCTTGTTCCTGCTATTTTATCAACAACACGAGCCACACCATGAATGGCTTGTGCTACTCTATCTCCCGCGCCAACCCAACACCTGTCCGCTGGTTGGCGTTCGCAGATTTGGGTTTCGATAATATCTGCTAAATCGACTGGCGCAGTAACGCCGTTTGATCTCATATCTTTGATCGTGTTCTCGATTAGGCGCGTCAATGATTCTCCATATACAGTCGCTGGAAATTCAAGGTTGTTGCGGGTAATCGTGTATTTATAATAAAACCCGCCTACAGGAGCGCGTCGAGGTTCTTTAAGTTTCATCTTGCCTTGCGCGTGAAGATGGGGTTTTATCATTCCCATGTCAAGAAAAATTGTTTCTCAAAATGGCATTCGGAAATACGGGATGGTCTTCCCAGAAAACATGAACCCGCTTGAGATCGAGCTTTACTGCTACGCTTTAACCCGTGGTGACTACGGAAGGACGATGCGGGTGAAGAAGAACATGGAACTTTCTGACTACAAACTTTTGTCGCCATTTGAACACTTCATCATGGCTGTCCAGTATATGTGGCCTACTGATGTTGTGATTAAGAATAGAGGTTATACCAATACCCAACTTCTTAGGACTCTTGAGGAGTTGTGCAACAATGACGATGTGTGCTTGGCTGGCGCGGCCTCGATGGGTAAATCATTTCCTGTCGGTCTGTGGATTTATCTGGATTGGTGCGCTGCGCCGCATTGCACATCTTCTTGGGTGGCTACTACAACCCTTGGAGCTTCGGAAGATCGTATCTGGGGTATCATCTCGAAACTCTGGAAGTGTGCCTCCAATAAGATTGGGAACCTCGTTGACTATCGCCACATGATTGTGTGGGGTGGCGCGGCGGGAGATGATGAGAAGGACTACCGCAATGCTATCAAGGCTATTGCATTCCCGCCCGGCTCTGAGGGTCAGAAGGCTATTGATACCACCCGTGGTCGTAAGAACGATAGGATCAGAGTAGCATTGGACGAGTTGCCAGAAATGGAGATGGGCGCGATTAACATCAGGCAGAACCTTTCTTCCAACGATGACAAGGTTTTCATTGGTATCGGAAACCCGTCCGCTGGCGACAATCCACACACCCGATGGGCTATGCCTAAAGGTCACACTAGCTTCGATGCGGTTAGTGCTGATATGGAGAAGTGGGAGACTGAGACAGGCGTATGCTTGTTCTACAATGGCATGAAGTCGCCGAACTTCCAAGCTCCTCCTAATGAGCCTTCTCCATTCCCGTTCTTAATGGATCGCAAGAAACAGGCAGACATTTTGAAGATGTCCTATGGAGATGAGAACTCTGTGGACTATGTTCGTAACGCTATTGGCTGGTGGCCCAAGTCTGGCTTTGCCCAAACGATCCTAACCGCCGATGTCATTCGGAATGCCGATACCTACTCAGAACCTATCTGGGATCACAATGACCTCATCAAGATTGCTGGATTCGATACTGCTTTCACGGCTGGTGGTGACCGATGCGTCCTTACAGTTTGTAAACTAGGTTATGTCCGTGGAACCTCACAGAAGGTTATGTATCTGGAAAATCAAGAAGTCATCCAGATCGCCGCTGGGCAAGCTACAGAGTTTGATGTTCAAGTTGCCGCAAAGGTCGTTGAGCTTTGCCGAAAGCATGATGTGAAGCCTAGTAAGTTTGGTATGGATGTCAGCGGTGATGGTGGACGAATTGGGCAGGCTATCATGCGTGAATGGCTACGGCATGATAAGGATGGTTCGTCTATCGCCCTTATCTCTTCTATGGGTCGCCCAACTGATCGTATCGCTGCCGATGTCGATAAGCGTCCCTGCACAGAAGTTTATGATCGTTTGATCTCAGAATACTGGTATCAGAGCTTCCACGGGTTTAAGGCGCGGGTTATTTATGGAGTCGAAGCCTCTGGTGAACTAGGCCGAGAACTTTGCTTGCGTAGGTATCGCACAAAGAACAAGAAGATTTCCGTAGAGACTAAAGATGACTACAAGGGTAGGACTGGATTCTCGCCTGACTTGGCTGACTCGTTTCTCTACGCACTAGAGATGTCCCGCCGCAATGGTTTAACTTTTATCGGTAACGATAAACCTGTTCCAACGGATCGCTTCTGGGCTAGGCGCGAGGAACAGGTTAAGCCGATGTCCGATGATGACTACTATATGTCGGACGATGATGGAGAGGATTAGCAATCTACTGCGTCAGCGATGCTCTGTTTATCATTGTTTATGTTTCCGAATTCGGTTGTAACAAACGAATCCCCTGTAATTTTAATTGTTTTTTGTAATGCCATAATTTTTTTATGTTGTGATGTTGTTTGCTGAAACACCATTTGCACCAACTGTCACGCTCCACTTTGTCCCAGTTGCAATGTGGACGTTGTTACTGGTTGCGATGCAGTAATCCAACGTCCCAGTTGTCACAGTCAGACGGAAACCGTTTGCGGCGTTGAATTTTGTCATGTTATTTACGAGCGTAATGTTTGACACAAATCCGTTAATTGCTTGAATCGAAATTGCCCAACCCGTAATACTTGCAAACAAATTTCCGTCAATAATGCAATCGTTAAAATCAAGTTCAAAATTTATCCCATTCGCACAAGCGTCAAACAGATTGTTGGAAATGATTTGCACAGGTCTTGAGGTGGAAACACCAGTTGCCGCGCCGATACCAGCTTGCGTCAGTCCATAAAAATTGCAGTCGGTGATTTTCCAACCAATCGCAGAGTTTACGCCAAACTGAATTCCATAAGTCTGGTTTCCGCCACCTTGGAACGTGCAGCTTGACACCACGCAATCAGCACTGGCTGCATTTGCGTTGGTCATGTTTATACCAGCACCAGCCCAATCGGAAAACGTGCAGCTATCGAAAGTATTGAAGGAAAATTCTCCTGCGTTTCCAGTTACATGAAAACCTTTTCTGAAAGCGCAGTTTGCAAAAATTGCGTTTTTCAATGCAGACGCAATGACAGTTCCCCAAAACACGCAACCATCAAACTTTACCTGTAACGGGCCAGTTGCAACTGAATAGTAATTCAAAGTGTTTTTTACTGAGGCAAACAAACTGTTCGACACTTGGAAGTTTGTTGCGCCGCTTGACAAGATTTGATCAAGGTCTGACGTTGTGCTGTTGTAGAACGTGCAATCTGATATTCGCAATCCATCTGTTGCACCGTAAGTCACACCGTAATAGCAACTGTCAAATACGCACGCAGTGATTGTGATTAAACGTGCTTCGTTGTCGGTCGCAATGGCTGCGAGTAATCGGTACGTTGGGCCATAAATAGCCACAGGGTCGGTGTAGGTCTGGTCATTGCCACAGTTGCGAAATGTGCAACCGTCGATCAAAACCTCATAACCAGTCTCAATGTCTATGCCATCACTTCCAGACTTCTCAGCGTAACAGTTGACAAAAGCAACACCTTCAGGAATTGACTGACCAGCACCTCCCGCAACGGTGTAGCAGTGCCGACCGCAAGTGCTGACGTAACAATCACGAACAACAACGCCCATTTGAGAAACGGCTACGCTATTTGAAAAAGCGTCGATGTTGATCCCGTCCCCAGAATTCATGCCTGCACCAGCAACTCGCGTGACGGTGCAGTTGGAGATGACAATGTTGGTTGTGTTGCCAAAACGGGCAGTGACAAAAATGCCAAATCCGCCCCATGTTGCATCATCCACAGGATTTGCCTGATTGATGATTCCCATGTTTTTGACTACAACATTGTCAATTTTTAGATTGCTAACTCTTGTGGCATAGATGCCTATGTTTTGTCGCAACCCAGTGTAAATGTTAGTGGTTTGACCTCCGCCGTCGATCTGCAAATCACGAATAAAAATGTTTTCTTTGGCAGTGACACCAAATCCAGTTGACAGCATATTTAGACCGTTGGCCGAAGCCTTCAACACAGAGGCTGCGCCATCACCAAAAATAAGACAGTTGGACGGGATTGTGATATTCGCTGAAATTAAATACACGCCCTTAGGGATGTATGTCGCACCACCAGAACTGATAGCAGACTGAATGGCTGATGTGGAATCGCTGATGCCTGTAGGATCAGCACCGAAATCCTTCACATTCACCACATCTGCAAATCTGGTAACAAGGTTCCTTGCCGTAGTAGTCCCAGTAGCTGTGAAGTTGGTAAACTCATTGAAGTCTGTGCTAACCCATGCGCTTCCGTTCCACACGAAAAGAACATTGCTCGTCGTGTTATAATATAGAGAACCTTCGCTAATGGCTACTGGAGGCGTTGCGTATGGCCCCATGTATCTCTCTTGGAAGTCTTCCCAAAGATTCTCTACATTCGTCTCACTTGCCGCTGCTGCTGCTGCACTATTCGCCGCATTAGTCGCACTGGTTGCTGCGTTTGTAGCGTTGGTAAAAGATGAAGCGCAGTTAGCTTCGGCGCAGGCGGCAGCTTCACGCGCCTTGTTAACGATCAGCATTCCATCTTGATTGGAAGAATTATTATTGCAGCAACTCATATTGCCGCAAAAGTCATCTGATATTTTTCAGATGTCAAGAGGATTATCGTTAACGATAAACTATTCTAGCACACCCTGCAATTCCATCAAGTTCGCTAGGTCTTCGGTGACTGTAATCCTGCAAGCCTTGTCTCCCTCGAAAGTCGTTCCCAACATTTCTAGTTTCTCTAGGTCTGACTTCTTGATCCAGCAGTCCACCCAATCTTGGCGGAAGCGAATCTTGTATTGGTTTTCTGCAACGAATGTGCCTTCGCAAACGATAAGTGATTTGAACATATTATTTGAATTGGTAAACTAGGTATCCTTGCTCTTTTGCCCACGCTGGGTTGTCGTGGATTCTTTGGTGACATGGGCGGCATACAGCCATGAAAGTGCGCTTCTCACAGGTATTACGGCCTCTGCCGCTTTTATGGTGAATGTCTGTTGCTTCCCCACCACATACTTCACATTTGCCGCTTTTTTCTTCAAGATACTCTCTCCTTACCCTACTGTATTCAATGCTTCGCTTTTTGAGTCTGGCTGAAACGGGATTGAGCTTCCCTCCTCTTTTCTTGAATCCGCTTTTTGCCTTAAGTGGAGTTTTGCGTCTGAGCATAATTCAATAATTTTACCGATCTGTTCTTTCTTAAGAACCGACTTTGCTGATGTTTCGATTTGATTGATAAGGCTACCAGTCACTCCAATCTTGTCACCTAGTTCACGCACGGAAAACCCAAGACGCAGGCGAGCATCGCGCAAGTGTGCGCCAAACATCTTTCTAGCATTATGCTTGATGTTTCTGCTATGCTCTATAGCCGATAGGTAGCTATTGTATGCGACTTCTAACTGATGCATATTGGTGGAGTATAGACAAACATATTGACAGGTCAATCTTTTTTTTGTAGTATTGGATGCTATGGATAACCAAAACAGCAACATAGATTTGGACATGACTGCATTCAAGTTTCTTGAGTTTGCCAGAAAGTCCGTTCTGATAACAAATATGTCTCTCGCCGAAGCGATGGGCCAAGGAATCTTTTCGACTCACGAAGTTTTCAATGGCGATGGAGGCTATATGATCATGGGAGTAAGGCCGAACTCTACTGCTCTGGCAGCGACCTACTCTGGAAAACGCATCCTCTGGTCTGAACTCGCATTGATCAAAGACGAAGACCTAGAACTCCATCACAAACTCCATGCCGTAGATTGCTCCGATGACCATATGTCTGATCTGGCTTGGGCAAACCTAGTAGACCAAATCGAGGAGTGGGTGAAGTGCGAGCGTGAAGAAATTGATTTGGATTATCGGTAACGATAA